TTGGGTCCCACTATTTTTAAAGTCCGGTGGGTTCCAAAGGCTTTAGACTGCCAGGAAGCCGATCCTTTGTGAAAGATCGTGCATTGTTGGAACTGTAGTTGGTTTTAGTCCCAGAAGATCCAAAAATCTTTGTTGATCTCTGGTCATGTGGAGGTCGAAGGGTCTAAAATTGACAACCCTTCTACACCAGAAGTCAACGACGGGATCCACTCCAAAGTTTGCGTACATAATGCCAAAACAACGCGATGCAACATCGTCCCAGCACTTATCAGGCCGTTCAGGCCACACAATCGCCGCAAACTGTTTTTCCCGATCTCGAGTTGGTATCCCATCACAGATCTTGTAGCCAAGAAAGGTCAAGTTTGAGATGTATTTACTTGAACCTGATTTCTTGACATTGACAGTCATGTCTAGAGGAAGCAAAACTTCTTGCACTTCATCTGGGTGGACTGCTGTGTTAACAGCTAATATCGAATCGTCACCAAAGACGAGGATGTCATTAATTTCGACATTGAGCTGGAGCATGGCATAAGTAAGGAGCAGGTAGTTACAAACACTGCCAACAAGCTGTGTAAAGTAACTTCCACTTGCAAGACCACTTTTCTTTATATATCTTTCTCCATTACACATGCGTATTTTCGTGTTAATGGCGTAATCCTTAATAACGTTAAACATATGGACCATTGATTTGACACGAGCAATTCCGTGATCTCGATAGTGTAGAAAATCAATGTTATAGGCCAGTATGTCAAAGGCCGTGGAGACCAGCCATGGTGGAAGGGTCTTATCAAAACTGGTGAAATCAATTCCAAGGTAGTGGTTGCCCTTCATACCATGGAACATCTTCTTACAACCAGCGTTGCCGGTCTCAAATCCATATGCAATAGGATATCCTCCCTTCTTATACGCTTGAATCAGGGGGAGTGCAAATACTGCTTCGCCAAAGGTCACCGTTGCCGGATAACCCCACACTGCACGGACTTTTGTCTCGCCACGCTCAACAATATGTGTACGCACATATGCACAACAGTCCGGTAGATGTACTTCTTCGAAACATTTAATTCTATGCCAGAAGTGCCTAATGCGGTTGATCGCGTCGGGGTCGCGACGAATGTCATTCTTTGTTCTATATCCGCATTGCATCCATGGAAGCCCAGGTGATGAACTCCAGATTGGAAGATCCTCCTGAAAGACATCATTTAGGTGAATCATTGGTACAGGCTTATCTAACATAAAAGCACGCAATGTTCGACGTTTTGCTTCTTGATATAAAAGGTCAGTTGGTTCTGATGACTTTGAACTCATATTTTTCTTTATATCATCTCTGACTAAAGCAAGTGACAATCCACTCCTTTCAAATTTTCCTGCTAAAGGAGCTAGAAAGTCAAGGTATGGTGAAGGTCTAGCTGGACCAAATCTTTGTCCAAATCCATTCTTCTTTCCGATGTAAGACATTTCCGTTTAATCAAAACGAATT